GTAGTGAGTGTCTGATGTAAAAAACAGACCTTGTCCTTTTTCTAATACGATTTTCATATTACAAAGATACAAACAATATTACAACTTACGAAACTCCGGCTTAATTATTTTAGAAATAATCGGAGCGATATCTTTTCCATCCAACATAGCAAAAAGTATGGAAGGATATTGATAATTCTTGGCATGTGAAGCGAATTCTGCGCGATTACCAGCAACGTCTCCAATTTTATTTTGGATAGACCTAAAATGAACAAAATAATCAGAAAAAATCATATTGAACTGAAACGATAATTCTTGTTCGTATTCTTTAATTTTATTGTAAAATTCATCAGGCACATCCTTAAGGAGTTCATCTACACTTCCACCGCTCGAAAGAACCTCCCAAACCGCAGTGGTTGAAAGATTGGTCATGACCTTGTGGAGGCGAACATATTCTTCAAATTTGATTTTCATTCTAAAGTTACCGGGTTGAAATCTAAGAACAAAACCTTCTTTATTGTTCTCGTTCTTTTCTTTCAAGGACTTGTATAACTCATCAGAAAAATTGAAATGTTGTTCAGTTTTTACCAAATCGTCTTCTTCAACACCGTTAGCATGTAGAACCATCTTTGCGGTAGTCCAATGTAGTTCAGTGTCGTCCGTTGATTCCCATTTCCAACTCTCATTCAAAACCACGGATAAGAACACAACTTTTTCTTCATCGTATCGAACAACTATCCGATTCGCTTCATAAATTATCTCCACCAAGTAAGCATATTCCTTAGACCACGAATCCAGGAAATATTTTGACTTAACAATCTCGAGACCCTTTATTGCTTGTTCAGAAGCGAATGAACCACGAGTTGCCATAATCCATTCGTCTTTGTAGTTGAACAAGATACCCAAGGAACCATCCATTTTTTCTTGGATGTAAACATAATCACCTTTTGTAGGTATTATACCTTTTCCAACAACCTCCTCGTAATTAAAGAATTTACGGAAGGGGCGAACCAAAATCGTACCCATAGTATCTTCAGTGATAAGACCCCGACATTGTATAGTTACCTCGTCCCACAACCCTTCGTACTGGACTTTTTCGGTATAGTTCCAAATAGTTAATGGAAGATTAGGATGTGATTGCTTGTAAAGCAATCCATCTTCGTGATACCGATTCAGTGTTTCAATATTCATCTTACAAAGATAATCAATTTAAACTATCTGGAAGGAACAAAAGTGTTGGATTTTTTTTATGCACTTCAACCTCGGGATAACGCTCTTTGAACTTTTGAAGATTGAAGGGTGAGGCAATAATATGAAAACCAGCCCTAGTTGGGATGAAAGTCATCTCAACTTCCTTACCAGTTTCATTCTGCAGTTCACTAATATACCGACGCATTTCCTGGTAGAAAGGGGCATGAGCAAAACCATCAATTGATATTCCATCGATATCAATAATCCATCGTTTTTCCAAAGTTTTGACTTGACCAACAACAGAATCAAATAAGTGTTGTTGTTTGAGTTGTCCGTTACGGATTTTATTAGCCAAAGCAACCATCATCTCCAAAGACACATCTTGGTGATTTTGTTTCTGAACATGGATGTATGCTCGTGCTTTGAACATCTCGCAGAGTTGTTTAATTTCTTCGTAACGTGATTCGAGATATTCAACACTTTCAATACAATACGTTTTGATAGTCCGAACAGACTGATGATTGGCTTTATCAGTAGTTTGGTCTTTCTTTCTCTTGAACACGTATAACATGTAAAAGTCCCCCTCTTTTTCAAAGTTCAGAAGAGGTTTAATTAGTTCCAGGTTATCAATCATAATACTAAACTATTTCAAGTAATTTCAATAAAAGATATAAAGACATCCAACCATAGAAAAACCCCTGGAACATAGGGTTAGGTGTTTTAACCATACGGGGTCGAACTTTGATTACCTTATCGGGGTCAACTTCTACTTTCTGTTTCATAGGACAAATATATTAAAAATATTTTAAACAAAAAACCCCCACTTCAACGTGAGGGCTTTTCAAACAAAAACACAAACCACATTAGAAAAAAGCTTCCCCTAATATCTGCAGAGCATTATCCCTATTTTTTGCCGGGAAAGGCCCGTGTACTCTGGCCACGAAAGGACTAGTGTGAGCTTCATCGATATCTTGTTGGTCAAAATAACGTTTGGCTTGGATGCTACCGTTAATATGAAGGTAACCCCACCATTGAAATTGACTCATAGTCCTTTAAAGATTTGTCGGATTGTATCTTCATCGCTCTGAGTCATCACGAGACGTGACTTGCGAATTTTCTCGCAGATATTATCCCACTCTTCATCGAGATAGTTTCTAGTGACTTGACCATCAACAATTACTTGGTGAGGTTGGATATGCCCATCTTCAATGAGCGCTTCAATTATCTCTTTGATTTCACTAGAGGAGCAATCACTGATAAACTCATCAGGACTGATATCTATTTCAGCAGTATACTCAGGCATGAGACTCGGTTTCAAGGGTTAGTTCAGAGGGACAAGACACTGATTGCATCAGACCGATGTAAAGGGGAATATACTTTCGGTTGATATAGTCAGCACGAGAGAAAGCAAGTTGGAGGTTGTTATCCACCACAGCTTGAATGAAGCTTCCACCTGGGTAACCGACATTCCATTTGGTGCAAAGAACGCTTTCTGCGATGTTAAGAATGTGCTGGTATTCATCATCCGATGGAGTGAAACCATGGGTGAGATACATCTCTCGGCTGCAGTAGTCTTCCACGAGTTTGCGAACGACATCAATTTGTTGAGTTCTGGTCATGTTTAGATTTTTTAATAATTCAACAAGACAAACCTATAACAAGATTTTCATTCCACCAAACTTTTGGTAAAATTATTTTCTGAGCTCTTGAATAATCATCAAAATGAACATAACCAAAAAAAATGGCCAGCCCAGAATAACTAATAATACTTCAGTGAATACAACATCCTGGTCGGTTTGTACCATGGCTAAATGAAACAACATCCCGGAAATAATCCCCCACAGAAGATAGACAATCATTTCTTGGACTCCAGTAGTTCAATCTTTCGTTGAAGATACCAGAGAGCTTTCTTTAAATCTTGAATTTCTCTATCAGTTTCTTTTTTTCCTGCTCTAGCAATGTACTTAAAAGTGTTGCCGAGATGAAAATCCATTTCAAGGGCTTCAATAACCTTGATGACTTCATAAACATTCGATGCTCCTCCATAATGGTTAGGGTGATTTACATATTCATAATTTTGTTGGTTTTCAGACATTTTCTTAACATCTGACTTTAAAATAGTTTTCAGTTCAAAATTTCCTTTGTTTTCAGACATATTATTTCAAAGTTAAAATGGGACAGTAATAGGTTTTCCATTCGGGATGCCAATAGTATCTACCATCAGCAGTTTGCATTTCAGGTCCATCGATATCTTCAAGTTGAATTGTTTCAAACTCAATATTAAAAATTGGGTTTAAAATATCATAGTGCTCCTGGGTCATGTGCAGACCTTTCTCATCAGCTCTTGGATTGTTGAAGAACGACAGAACACCATCTTTTTTCAAAATCTCTGGAGCGTTTCGAAGGAAATCATAAATCTCCTCGTTCCAGGTGTCAATGTAAATCCCATCAAACTTGGGAAGGTATTTCATAAACCACTGCCAGTCACCATGCAGGATTCTCACATGGGGTTTCAAATGCCAACCATCATCCATCATCTTGGTAAACACATCCAAGTGAGGCTCAATAATCCAATGTTCTTGAATTTCATACTTCTCAATTTCGGTATCGATAATACCCATACCAAAACCTACGTTCAATACTCTACCACCTTTTCTGCAGATAACCTCAGCGGCTTGTTCCATTATGGGACGTTCCCATTCCATCATGACCGCTTGTCCGGTCTCGTCCATCAACCTACCGTCTTCTGTATAGGTTAAATGTTGTTGAATATAAGGTTTACTCATTATTCCTTTCCAATATTATCAATGGTACGCTCTTCTTCGTCGTAATCATTGCGATTATCTAAGTTGTAGTTAAAACCAAGATAAGCAAGTGCTTCTTTAGCTTTTTCAACATCAATCTTAGAGTTCATGGCGTGGTTTATTTTATCCAACTGAAGAGCAAAGTCCAAAGCCTCGGAAATCACACGAACAATCTTATAGGGGTCACCATTAGATGCTGGACGACGGTCTTCGACATATCCTTTCCATTGCTTAGATGTTGCCAAAGGAACACGGATTGAAGCACCACGGTCCGATACACCCCAGCTGAATGTGTCAATGGATTGGGTTTCGTGCTTACCAGTTAAACGAAGATTGTTTTCCGAACCATAGTTTTGAATATGTTCCTGATGACGCACATCAAAAGAACGGAAGATGTTATTAAAATATTCTTCACCCCCCTCTTCACGCATTCTATCGTTAGAGAAGTTGCAGTGAAGCCCTGAGCCATTCCAATCACCTTGTACAGGTTTAGGATGGAACTCGATTTTGAATCCATATTCTTCGCTCATCTGCAGAAGAATGTAACGAGCCATCCATAGGTCGTCTCCAGCTTTGAGTTTTCCTTTGCTAAAGACCTGGAACTCCCATTGACCAAGCAATACCTCGGCATTGGTTCCGGTGATTTCAATTCCAGCTTTGATGCACATTTCCATGTGGTTGTCAACAAACTCTCGTCCGTGAACCTGTCCATTGCCTACACCGCAGTAGTATTTGCCCTGGGGTTCAGGATAACCGTTCTTGGGAAATCCTAGGGGTCTACCGTTTTGATAAATGGTATACTCTTGCTCAAAACCGAACCAAAGACCTTCTTCTTCTTCGCCCACATTTGCTCTGGTGTTGGTAATGTGAGGTGAACCATCGGGGTTCATAACCTCACACAAAACAAAATAAGATTTCAGATAACCTTTGTTGAGGATGTTTTCATAAACTCTTACAGGTTTGAGAATGCAGTCTGAGAATTTACCCTCCGCTTGACGAGTTGAAGAACCATCAAAGCTCCACTCAGGGCAATCATCCAAGGTAACTCTACTTTCCTGGTGAGGTGTGTTTATTACTTTAACCTTACTTCTAAGGTTCGGCTCAGGAGCGTATCCATCGAGCCATACATATTCTAATTTAACTTTCATAATAATTCAAAATAAAATTTTCCCACTTTAAGGGCTTTTTTATAACCCTCTCTAACAGAAAACCTGGGTTTGGTGGTTACAAACAAACCATGTTTACCGATTCGGACCCAACTAGCAAGCGCACCAAAAGAAAAAGAGAAAATGGAGTTCTCCCAAATTCTCAAAGAAAATGCCCAGTGATGACGATTGAACATACTACGAAGACTTACGCACATAGTATTGTGTACCGAACTCACTTTCTTCAATTTGGTTTTCAGTTATAAGATGTTCCATTACCCTAGTTGTAACGTCCAATTCTTGTTTAAGAATATAACGAGCGATATAACTAACATGAACCGGACGGTTCATTTTGTCGAGCATAGTCTTTAGGGTAATTTGGTCAATTTCCATCTTTATTGTTTTTTGGTTTTTTTCTTT